TCAACAGCTACTTGGTAGCCGTTCGGCGGGGTTGGAGCTTCCGTTGCATGCTCCTCGTTTTGATCACTTAGATCAATTCGATTCTCGATCATTGTTGTTCCTTTCACAGCGGCGTCTAGCACAGACAGCCCTTACTGTTTGGTATATGGTGAGAGGCCCACCCAAGACTTATCATTTCGAGGGTGGGCCAATGTTGGTGCTTCTCCCATAGAGGCGCACCTTCTGAAGCCTCTCGGGCTTGCGCCCAGCAGGAGGACTAGGCCTGCTTTCTCATCGACCGTCGCCCAATTTCTTGAGCGGGATGGTCTTGTCCTTCTTGTCGATGCCTTTCGGCTTCGCCTTGTCTTTCTCTGCGAGTCCACGGACGGGGAGTACCTTGGCAGCAGGTTTGTATGGCTCAGGTTGCGTCTTGGCAAACTTCGCAATCGTCTTGGGGCTCAGGACATCCTTGATGCCTTGGGTCGTCTTCGGGTCCATGAAGTTCATGTTGTTCCTCAGTAGGTGGTGGGCCGAGCGATCGATCGCACCAGCTTCATGAAGCCGACTTGGAAGTCCGTGTCAGCGAGTGCAGCCCAACGTGCCGGGTTCAGCCGGGTCACGTCATCTTGCTCAAGCGGGTTGCTCTCCACGAAGTCGCGCACATCCGTTACCAGATGAGCAACTTCCTCCGCAGTAGCCTTCACGCGGTTGATCAGAGCTTGCTCAGCATCACTCCGCTGGCGGTAGCCTTTGATGGACGCCTTGACAGGGGTAGCTTGCGTGACAATGCTTTTGACTTCCAGCTTGCCGTCTTCTGCTTTCTTCTCGTACACGGTGTTCCTCTCTTTTAGAGTTGTTCAAGTAGCCGACCACCGTACAGCCAGGGGCAATCTCGCGGGCTAGGCCCTAGAAGCTACTTTCACAGCCACACAGTTGGTTCTTGCTTCCATGCGAGGTTCTTCTCGCGGAAGCCGATTTTGGTGTTCGTCAGCTTGTCTCCGTGCGTGCGGAGAATCTCAAGCCCGATAGCAGTCGCCATGACCGTATCGTCATTAGATCCCGGCTGAGCCGCCGTCTTGCCTGTCTCATCCTGCACGTAGGTCATGAGCTCGGAAATGATGACCGGATCCGGAATCCAGATCTCCTCGTTCTCGATGGCGTTCTTCAGGTAACCGATGATGGCGGGTTTCGAGGTATGTGTCGTGCGCCAGCCTGCCTTGGTGCCTTCCTCCATACTGACGTTTGCTGCCTTCGTCTGGTAGTACAGGTTCTGGCAGTCCATCTGGATGAGCCGGTTCAGCGTGGCGATGCCCATGCTGTTAGACTCCACACCGATGAGCGCATTGTTGTAGTACCGCGCAAGGTAGAACAGCAGGTCGCCATACTTCGAGGGATCTACCATGTTGTTGCGGTAGACCGCGCAGATTTGCCGCTTCGGGTTGAGCACTACAGCAGCGCTGTGGTCCTTTCCAACTCCGAGGCTCACATCGGCTGCTAGGACGTACAGTCCCGACGAAGTCGGCGGAATGAAAATCTTCAAACTACCAACCTTGTCATCTTCCCACTGCATCTTCTCGAAGTTGAACTCCTGACGATACTTGATGGGCTGCGGAATCAGTGCGTTGAGCTTCTCCAGGTCGAAGACGTTCGAGCCGGACACCAGAAAGGCTTCTTCCGCGTGAGCCGGGTATTCTTGCTTGAACTTGTCCTCACCACCTTCAGCAATCTTCAGTCGGCGCCAGTACAGCTGGTCTTTCGTGAGGAGGTAGTCATGCTTCTCGTAGATCTTGAGCGCGTACGCAGCCTCATCGGGCGTCTTCTCGAAGTTCGGAGGGGCTTCGCGGGTGTATTCGGGCGTCAGGAACCAGGGAATGAAGATGGCGAGGTACTCGTTCTCACCTTTCACGGCTCCTTCCCAGAGGCGGTGGAACTCATTGCCCACGCCGTTAGCAGTAGACTCCAAGATGACTTCCGTACCGTCAGCCTGGGAGATACCCTGGAATAGACCGGCCAGGATCTTGTCGTCATGCTGCCAGAATGCCACTTCGGAGAGGTGCGCCACCGTAGGCGTCATGCCACGGCCAGCTTCTGGGCTACCTGCCGTGAAAAGGCGGTATCCAGACTCGTTGTGCTCGAAGACAATCTCCTTGGCGTTGGACTTCTTGATGCCGGGTTGCCATTCCGGTTCCATGTTGTTGATCGCTGCTCGCGACATGGTGAACAGGGCGTCAGAAGTGGCAGAGTCATGCGCCATGACTACCGATTTCTGGAGCCCGTGGAAGTAGCACTTCCAGAAGACCCGTGCGGTGGTGTAGGTCGAGATGCCCTGCTGCCGAGCTTTCAGGATGATGGCTCGAACTCGACCAGTCTCTCGCAGTTGCTTCTCGATCTTGTCATTGATCAGTCGTTGTGCGGCATTCAGCTTCATCGGAATGTAGCCTTGCGAGCTATCCTTAGGCAGAATCCGGATACGTTCCTCCGCAAACAGGGCGAAGTTGGTCTTGTAGACCTCTTCCTGCTCCTTCTTCTTGAGTAGCTTGAGTAGTTTCAGCTTCTCAGCATTGGTGGTTACCTTTTTCGTGGTCGCCATGTCATAGTCCTCCTTGTTGGGTGTACTTTGATGATTCCTTCTTGTTCTTTTGTGTCAATCCACATCAAGTGGAGGCCATGCTACATGGTACCTCTATAGGATCATCCTACAAGGCTCATCCCGGGGGAGGGCTTCGCCAATAGGAACCGGCTAGAAATTCGATCAAAATCAACGAATTACCGAGTTTGGGCCACTTCCTGCTAATAGGTGCCTGCTGGGTGGGGTGGTGTCAGGGGGCATCCTCGCTCTACCGAGCTTTTGACACAAGGAGTGTGACGTAGGTGACTCTTCATAGACCGTTATGTCTAGGATTCAACTAAGAAACAGGCATACCACTCTTCATGGCGCCATGTAGCATGGAGCGGAGGTATCCTTTGAGGAGGTTCCTTCTCGAAAGAATCCTCCAGGGTGGTCTCTTTGTGTGTCCGTTTGGGTACCGATGTGGTGATAGGGTTCGCTAAGGTCTGTTTTGTGACCCCCTAGAGTTCCATGTGCAACAGCCCCTTCATGGGGTTCCTTTGAGGAGAGCGCGATGTCTGCTTCCAAGTTCTTCTTCGATCGTGAGCGTCTGCAGCAGGTTGCGAAGGCCAGCATCACCGGCCTGGTCAGCTACAAGGATGCCGTGGACAAGCTCAACAGCGAGCACCACGACAAGATGTACGCTGTGTACTGCACCTTCGACCCGGGCTGCCCCGACGAGTACCGTCACGAGCAGGTCGGCTTGTTCCGTGATGAGGCCCATGCGGAGTTCGTCGTCCAGTCCTTGAACGACAACGACGCCAACGAGTACGAGACCTATACCATCGAGGTCATCCGCGTCTACTAATCCCAACTGGCTGAAAGGAGCCATTATGTCCCTACCCTACCACATCCAGTACCCCGACTACGGGGTTCGAATGAAGGTCATCAGCAAGATGGCCCTCTACTGGTGCAGCCACGACAGTGGTCTGTCCCTCATCCCCATCTGACCCTCTGAACAGGCCTCCTCATACGAGGCCTCATCAGAGTGCCACATAAGCCTCGCATCCTGCGATGCTCGTATCGTGTGCACCAACTTGAGCAAGGAGCTCATCATGATCGTCGTTCGCAACATCAACACCAACAAGGTCGTCGCCACGTTCGCCCATCGCTGCGACGCAGAAGCCTTCCTCGCCCTGGGCAACAACTCGAACATCTTCGTCATCGAGCAGTAACGAGCTCAGCGGGTTGGGCTTGTCATGAGCCCTCCCCGGTGTGCTTCTCTGTGACCATCCCGGTCCACACACCTTGTCTAGAAAGGACAATCACCATGGCTACCACGTTCACCGCTTCCGTTCGCAAGGCCGTCGCCCCCGCTTTCGTGACCACTCGCAGGGGTGCCGATCGCAAGAGCGAGCCGACCCTCATGATGGATGCTCGCTACGACGAGACCACGCAGTCGATCAACGTGTACTGCGCCGACGGAAAGCTGCGTACCTGCCGCCTGGACCGTCTGCCGGACCTCGAAGCCGGTCGTGCCCTGTGGGCGGCGATCCAGAAGGCGGGCAAGGCCAAGAAGCCGGTCACCTTCGTCGCGGCCGGTGGCTTCACGCCGGATCGCTGGTTCTACACGATCGAGGCCTGATCTAATCAGCCACAGCTAGCCCCTTAGGTGGGGCCAGCGGCATGGGCCAGTGGGTGCTAACACACCTTCCAAGCCTATGCCGATGCCATGTGGCATCTAACCTGGAGCGCTCAACATGAGCCACAACCTGCAGAAGACCCACGCCAACAACGCCGCCAAGGTGCGCCCCACCAAGGAGGTCGCCCCTCGCTACGAGGTGCGCTTCAACAACGGCATCTGGGTCATCTTCGACACCCACGCTTACCGGCCCGTGGAAGTTGTCCGTCCCAACCTGTACAAGGCCGCTGTCGAACTGCTGAACGCCTGAGGAGAGCCACATGAACATGACCTACAAGCAAGCCTACGTCGCTGCCTTCTCGTCCGTCTACCCCACCGTGGACGTCAACGTCGTCGGCCCCAACAAGCGGAAGCTGCACAAAGTGGAGCTCAACGGGGAGGCCGGTGATATCCGCCTGTCCGAAGGCGAGATCAAGGAGGCCACCCGCATGCTCCAGGGTCACGGACCCGCCTCGCTGAGCGCCTGCATCCCGGGCAACCGGTACCGCCTGCAGGACATCGCCAAGTTCGTGAACCGCTAAGGAGAACCACCATGAAGGCATCTGACGGCAAGGGCACCATCCAAGTCCTGTTCAAGGAACTGCCCAAGATCGCGGCCCACTACATGGGCCAACTCGACGAGGACAACTCGTTCATGAAGTCACTCGGAGGGCCTGTCTATCGCATCATGCGTGCGACGGAGTTCGAGGACGTGGCCATCCAGCATGACCACCAGTTCGACGTCTTCCGGGAGCACCCTGCTGACAAGGACTACTACGAGGCTGTTGTGATCAACAACAACTCCGGTGGACCCACCTGGGTGGTTCCCAAGGCATTCGTGAGCACCATCACGAAGACCCTCATCAACGAGAACCTCGGCATCGAACAAGGAGAATGACAATGTCTGCTAACAACGCCATCTTCGTGGTCCCCATCGAGTGGAAGATGCCGGGGGTGATCATCCAAGGCAAGGTCGCCGAGTGGCGCACTCTCGAACGGTACCTCGTCATGGGCGGCGACGTGGACATGGTGGGAGAGCTCACCCACACGGGCCTCGTGACGAAGGAGCTCCTGTGGTATGCCATGCAGGCAGCAGCCACCATGCATGAGTCACTCAAGGATGCCATGTCGGATGCCCAGCTGTTCGCATCCGAAGTGGTGGTCCTCGAATACGGGATCACCGTCCTGCCGAAGCTCAAGTACGAGGAAACCTGGGGCTAGAGCTACTTACGAAGGAACCTCCGTGGCGGGTGGGAGTGGGGAGAAGTATGTGGGGCGATGT